AGCGGGACACTCCTTTCAAACCGTTCCAGGTATGAAAAACCTGGCAGTCCAGAAAACGAAGTCTGGGCCAAACGGGAAAGGGCGCTCCAAGCACGCTCATTCTTCCGCAATCGTTGGAGACCATCGGTCAATCCAGCTGATACGGATGTAGGGCAGAGATAGATAGCAACCATATCTAAATATGTAAATGCTTCTTGATCTATGGCGGGGACCTTAGTCCCCACAAGTGTGTCTTGAGATGCGATGTGGAAACCCTTCGATTTCCACCAAACCTGACGTGCCATAACTGCAGATTCACATTTTACTTGAGTAGGATTCTCAGTCAAATTAGTATTAAACTTATTGAGAAGAATTCGTACACATTTCAAATCGAGATCTGTAGGACCATATCGGCGGATAGGAGTTTCAAAATATTTGAAAACATCAAAACTATCCGGGTCATTATTATACACGCTAATAGGCTGTAGGCCGATACCACCGTAACATTCTGGTATATACCAGGGAACTCTAACTTGATTAAGAAGTCGTCTGTTATAACTTATAAATAAGTCAGAACAGGCCTTCTTCAAGTTAAACGGGCAAGTCCGCAATAAATCACGATGTCTTGCCCCCACAGTTCTATTTCCATCACCTTCTGCGACCATCTTTAACCCCGCCTTTCCCTCACTCCTTGTCTGGAGTGTCATAAGACCCATATTAACATAAGGGGTCTGGACAAAACCAGATGGTGTCCAGAGAAAGGACGTCGAGTTGATATTGGCATAAGTCTTGTGGACATATACCTTACCCACAGATGGAGCCATCCCGCCAAGTTTGGACAATTCAGTCCAAACATTATAAGTGGCAAGACTGGCTCGCAGTAGAGCGTCATCTCCATTAACTACCAAAGGAATATCCTTTAGCGAGATTTCGCACCCTTCACCTCTTTCATAAGATAAGCGACAAATTGCCGCATTAACCAAACAAAGAACGATGAAGGACATAATAGAACCCATGAGCTGACCCCACTTTTGCTCATCACCTAAAACTTTGTGTCCTACTAAAGCCTTTAACGAAAGGCACCGAATATCATCGGGTAGTTTAAGAACATCACAAATCTCATTCATAGCCGCCCTAGATAGGGCAGGGTTAAGTAGATCGGTAGCCGACTTATAGTCGAGAGAAAGAAATTCTCCTTCCGCCTTACTGAAGACTTCATTAAGATAGCCTTCGGTAACCGGTTCACCGATTAACTTAAAAACCGGATGTTTTCGCATCCAGCTATGGAGACATTTTTGCAATGGCTTTAACACAAAGTAGGTAAGCGGGGGGCCCTTGGAGATTATTCTAATCTTAAGAGCTTCCAACAATGCTACTAATTCTACATTCGCTTCCTCATCCATCGCCAAACGGCGACAGACCGCATAAAGATGTTCGTAGTAATTCTGAAAATTCTTCTGAAAACCACGGTCCACCTTTACACTTGACACACTTCCCTCCATCTCTTCTTCTTCCTCATTACGCCGGAACAGTCTTGCGAAGAGTTCAGGGTCAAAATCTTGAATAAGACCTAGAACTTGAAGATCACCGTACGTTCCCAGTTGACTACGGGACGATGTGTAATTCGCCCGTATTGACGGGACGTACGGTTTCTTCCAAAAATCTTCACTGATCGGTGCCTTAAAAAACACTTCACGGACTGTTCGCCGAACCTCAAACTCGAGATCCGACACAGTGAACGGTAGGGCTTGCAATTCTCCCCACATATCATTTTCACTGATTTGTGCGTTGAGGTTGATAACTTTACATCTCTCTGGTGGATGCTCCGTCGTTAACAATTGACGGGTCTCTTCCAGGGCCTTATCCGCATCAAGCTGACTAGGTCTCGGCAATCCCTTTTTTAATTGTAATATCCCAAATGCAAAACCAGTAGAACACAATCTGTCCTTAAGACTTAGCATTTTAGATATAAACCTACCTGCTCGACCACCAATAAGATGACCAGGATGGTCATCCTCTCGTGAGAGACCAGTAGGGAGCTTTGGCAGCTCACAACATAAAGAAAAAGCAAAGAAAGCAGCCAACTTGTACTTCATGAATGTCATCCAACCACCACACTTCACTGAACATCGTTGCCAGTGCAAGAGTGTAGGCCTAAGTTTTTGGCCAGTTGAATCGAATCCGTAGAGTTTCAAGTAATCAATTAATAGAAGTAGAGAAGTTTGAAGTGCCTCCTTATCAGGATTAATCCTGGGAGCGCCTTTTCTACCATAGGCCCGTTCCTCTGTTTCACTCAGTCCTTGCATATCTCGAGCGACATCAAGAGATTTCTCGCCAACTTGTACCCATTTGGTCCTAACCGGACCGGTGTAACCGTGGCGTTCTTTCTCGAACGATGAAGTCTTAGCTTCTGCAACAACTAGTGGAATATCTACA